GTATGAACAGGCCACGGATCAAACGCTTGATGTCAGGGTCTCGTGCTGGAATCTGCTGTAGGTTAGGGTTGGACGACGAGAATCTACCCGTCACCGTGCCGCCCTGATCCCTACGTGTGGAGTGCAACTCAGTGTGGATGCGTCCGTTGGTTTCGTGCCGCAGGATGCTGTCGATAAACGTGCTGTCAGCTTTGTCAAACTCGCGGAGCTTAACGAGAACCTGTGCGATCTTAGCTGGGTGATCATTGAGAAATGACTTGGTGAACGATGGCGCACCCTTCTCGGTCCTCGGGTATTCCAACTCTAGTTTGTCAAACATCTTCTGGATAGATGCGGACGCCCAGATGTCCACGTCCATGTTGGCTTCTTTCTCAAGCACACCACGCAGGTATTTGCTCTGCTCACGGAGAGACTTCTTGTTACGCTCTGCCTTCTCAAGATCCACCCGCACACCCTTGGTACGCATGTCCAACATGCAGGGGATAAGATCTATCTCTAGGTTCCAAACATCCCACAGTTCATCCTTGTCGATCCGCACCTTCAGAGCTTGCCACAGTGCCAGAGTAGCAACCGCGTCCATCTCCGCATATCCACCAACAAACTTAGGCGGCAGCTTGTACATCTCTGACTTGGGGTTCAGTCCACGCTCAAGCGCAGCCGCCTTCAGCAGCTTCTCGTTCTTGCGGATACCAGCGTAATCACGGGCCATCGCATCAAGGCCAAAGGACCAACGGTTCTCGTCAACCAAAGCACCCGTCACCATCGTGTCGATGATACGACCCTCGATCTCGACGCCCTCGGCACGAAGCCAACCCGCATCATAGGTGGCGTTGTGCATAATCACGTCCATCCCTGGAACAGACATCTGCTTCTTGATCCACTTCATCGTGATCCGCGGATCTAGGTTGTGGCCGTTCTCGTGGCGAATAGGGAAGTAACCTTTGTACTCGCCCGCAGCCACAGCAATGCCGATGATGTGCCCATCGTTCCTTGCCCAACCTGGACCCAGTGTTGTTAGGTTCGGGTCTTTGGTTTCCAAATCAACGGCGACTTCTTTGTATGCTGTCAGATCAGGGTACTCAGTAGGGATGTTCCAGTCATCCTCGATGATGTCCATCTCCCCCTTCATCTGGAACAGCAAGTCGCTGTGCTCATTGCCCTCGGCATCGTTGGTGGTTGAGTCCACGGAAAAAAGATTCTTCTGGCTCATAGCTTACTCTTTCTGTCAGAGAACTCCGCACCGAGTGCGCTGTACCCACATTTGTCGATCCACGAGTCCTCCTTGGACAAGTCGTTGAGTAGACGTGCTGTCTTGAGCCAGTCCATCATCAACGCAACGTGCTGCTCGGTCACATAACCGTTGGTAACCATGGCCTCTCGGATAATAGCGTTCCAGCCTGTAGCGATACGCTCGAAGTTATCGTACGCATCCCCGTAGTCCTTGGCCCTCTGCCCATTGATCAGTTCTTTTGCGGTGTCTAATACTTCATCACGTTTCATAGCGAGTCTCCCTTTTGGACGGATAAGTTACCAACCTTTTATTCACAGCGAGTATCTATACTTGTTGTCGGATTGCAGGATGTAAAGGTTGTGTCTGGCTCGGGTAACACCCACGTAGAACGCTCGGTGCTCATCGTCAGGGAACTTGCCCTGCTCACAGGACTTGGTTGACGCTGTCCAAACCACGCAGTTGTCATCCTCCCCGCCCTTCATAGCATGGAACGTGGACACCTTGATACGAGGACTAGACAGAAGGTCTTCGCCTCGGCGGAAGATCGCATCGATGTAGTCCCGCTCAGAGGACGAAACATTCAGCACATCGTATGCGCTGGTTGAGGCATCTCTCTGTAGACCGTAGTCCTTGATCAGGGTGTCCATGTCCAACATGTCTTCCGGTGCCAACGCATCTAGCATCTGAGTCGATCCTCTGCGAACAACCGCATCTTTGCCCTGCTTCTTAACCCCAGAGTAAAGCGCCTTGATCTGTTGCACACCGACAGACTCGTCTTGGCACAGCGTGTCCCACGTCAGTATGTTGCCGACCAAATCATCTGACAGGCTGGACTTACCATTGCGAGAGAACTTGAACCCGTTGGATCGCAAGTAGTTTGCCATCTCAGACACGTACCCATTGGTTCGAGCCATCAAAGTAAACGACCCCGAGGACAGTGGAACCTCGGACAGGTAGTTAACGTACTCTACGCTGCCTTCTTCTTGGCGAGGCTTGAACATCTTGATGTGACGGTCCACGATTCTGTGTGTAATGGTTCTCGCCACTCGCCACACCGACTTGGGTATACGATAGGACTGGGACAGCACCTCGATGTTGTCCGAACTTTTGTTAAACAGATTAACATCTACTCCGGTCCACCTGTGAATAGCTTGGTCATCATCTCCGGCAATCCACACTTGTTCAGAAGAAGCAGCTATCTTCTTTGCCATCTCCCACTGTAACGGAGTGAAATCTTGAGCCTCGTCGATGAACAGGTAGTCTAGGTTGGGAACCTCGCCGTGCTCGATGTACTGCTCGATCATGTCAACGAAATCGTACTTGTCCACTGATCGTTTGTACTCGACCAACTGGGCAGACAGTTGCTGTAGCTTGGCAAAGAACAGGTTCCAATCAGCCGCCTCATTGTATTCCTGTTCGATGTCGATCATCCGCAGACGCGCACGGCTGTCCAGTTGTAGATAACGTGCCCCGGATCCACCGATCGTAGGGAGAGTTACGCCCCCGTCAACAGACGTGAAGTCCTTGCCCTCAAAGGTGAGGCCGATCTCCCTGCCAATGTTGTTGTAGTCCTCTGGGTCCATGATGTCTGTGGTCTTGAGCCCAAGTCCATGGAACCCGAAGGCATGACTGGTCTTCATGTACGGAAAGTCTTTAGCCTGTAGGTTGAACTCAGCACAAGACCGAGTGATCATCTCCTCGATCGCCTTACGAGTGAACGAGATCACGCCAATGCGAGACGGGTGTGTTCCTGCTTGAAGCGCAGCCTTGATCTCTTGGATCAGGCGGTAGGTTTTCCCGCAGCCAGGCGGACCTAGTAGTAGCTTTGCATTAGGTATCATAGTTCTTTCCCCCGTGGTCTAGAGTTCACCCAGTCCTCGATCTCTGTCAGAACCCATCGGCTCGACGATCGCTTCTTGTGCTCTGACCCAAGCACAATCGGTACTGGGAATAATGGGTCGGTAGACGCCAGCTTGTAGACGTATGACTTAGATACCCCGAGCAACTCTGCTACGTCCGATACCCGCATCAGTTTGTTAGAATGGGATGTCATTTGAGATCTCCTTGACTGGTAGTTCTATTGTTTCTTCTTCGAACGCAGGGATAATCCAACACCGCAGTGTTGATTTCACCTCGCCCTTCGAAGTACGCTTGTTTATGTTCTGGATTCCAGTGTCGCCGCCAAGATCACGAATCATCTGCATGATCTGCCCTCTGGTCAGTGCGCTGAACCTACGGTGGTGCAGATATTCCAGAAGACCATCGAGTTTAAACTTGGTTGTACCTGCATCAGTCCAAGGCTTGTTCATCTCGATCTCTTCGGGAGACATGGCACGTACATGGCTGGTGCAGTACGATCTTAGGTGATCCTTAAACTGCCCTGAGATCGTGAGTTCTGGTGGTACATCCAAGAAGGTAGCGCCTTCCATCAAACTGTTAACCAACTGCTGCCATTTCTGGTCCTTCATCTTAGGCGGCATCATGTTCTTTTGATCCATACACGCCCGCTGAAACAACGTCTGGTTCTGCAACTGCTCCGTGCTCAACTGGATTCGGTCACCATCAACGTCCATGAAGAACAGACGAGGCTCCGACAGCATGATAGTAAGTCCACCCACGGACACCGAGTCTGGGCCATCGGATCCAATGCCGTGCTTGCGAGTAGCGCAGATCGCCGGATCGCAGTAGCTGCGCATCGGTTCTTCCTTGCAGGTATACAGGTATTCTTTCTTCTCGTGCTGCTTACTCAGGTTGACGATCTCGCTGGACGGTAGCGGAGGGCTGGACAAAGTCCGGTTGTATCCCTCGAACTCATCCTTCCAATCATCAGGGCTCTTCATCTTGCAGTACCGAGCCACGTTAAAGAAAGTGTTGTTGCGGAACTCAGAGATAGGCCCCTCTGCGAACAGATGCTCGAGGCAGGGTGGTCCATCAGTGAAATGCTTGCGAGGCTTGGACAGGCGCATGCCCTCGAGGTCGGACAAAGAAACCCGTGCCTTGTCCACCGCATCCAAGAACTCGTCCAGATCCATAGCTTCACACTTCTCGTTGAAGGCATATCGCTGCGGTAACTCTGCATTAAAGTATGGTGTGTTGATAAAGTTTCCCACATCACCACGCTCCGCGATGATCGTGTCTTGCTTCGGGAATACTTCGCAGCCGCTGTAGCCTAAAGCTATAGACATCTCGGTCAGGTAATCTCGGATAACAGCAGCCTGCTCCATCTCTTTCATGAACAGATACAGGTGCGCACCTCCCGACTTGGATCGGCAATGCACCAACGGCAACTTCATCTTTAGTATCTTAGCTTGGACCTCGTTGTGGTTCAGATCATAGATGTCTATGTCCAACGCACCAAACTGACATTTGTTTTCTTCGTTGATTGGGATCGCGCCTATACCCTGCTTCCCATCTATGTGGCCTTGAACAAGGGCCTCGGTCAGAGGCTCACGGACAATCATACTTTTGGATTCTGCTTTACCATTCCGTCCAACTCGACCCACTGTGGTCGTGCCGTGTGCAGCCTTTGCACCAACGAATGCTGCAAGCAATCTCTTTGCTTGTGTCATTTACTGCTCCCAAGTGAAGTTAATTGGGGGCGGTTGACAGTTAACTATCGACCACCCCCGAGGCTGCTTAGAACGGGATATCATCATCCTGTTGTACGGAGGTGGCTGGTGGGACAGCACCCTCTGAAGCAGCTTTCACTTCGCCCGCGGCGACACTGTCGCGGAAGGCTTTGGCTTCGAGCATAAGTTCACGGGTCTCTACAAGACCTACCTTCTCAACAGAAGGCGTGAACCACGTACCTTGGTCATTGCTCTCTTCAACAGTGGTGATCTTCCACACTGTCGCGAACAAAGGAGGAGTGATCATCGCACCTGTCTTCGGATGATTGATCTTTTGCATGGCGATCTGTGTCTTCCAACGACGGCTGACCTTTAGCTGGGTGGACTTCATGTCGATGACAGCAGGTTGGAATGCGCCGTCACCGCTCATCACCAAGCAGAAGTGCTGGTCTGACTTAACCAGTTCGTTGCCTGTCGGAAGGATTTCCTTGGAACCCTGACGCGAGGTGCGCTGCAGGATTGGATCAGTAGGGTTGATCTCGCCGCGGAATCCGCCGCCTTGGTCACGAGGTGTGAACTCAAGGTACTTGGTGGTCTGGTAGCAAGGGATGATTGTTACTCCATCATCGCCCTTCCAGACCTCTCCTGTCACAGTGTTGAACAGATCGCCCTGCTCCGCACCTTCGATGTACTCGGGCTTCTTCTTGCCAAGCTGTGGGGACAACGCTTGTAGTGCCCGAACAAACGGGATCTGCATCTCGTCAGCCGAGAAGGACGTACCCTCACCCGCGAACTCTAGGATGTCGTCCAGTACATCTGTGCTTAACTCTGCATTTTTTTTCGTAGCTACTGCGTTAGTCATTGTTCTTTGCCTCATATTTATAGTCAATAAGAATACTCTTGATCAGAGCGATACGCTCCTTTGCCGTAGTCATTCCCTCTGACAGGAGCTCGTATGCAGCACCCTGAAACGGGGTCATATCAGCCTCAAATTCCACGAGAGTTTGAAGTTCGTCTTCAATCTGCTGTTCGATCAAGTCGTCTTCCATCTTCTCTTCAAAATTAGCCATTATGCTTTCCTCTTGATAACTGCTGTGTTTGAAATAAACGCCCCGAATAGATCAAGGTCGATTGGCTTGCCGTCAGTGATGCGCTCTTTAACGAACGCCTTCAGTGTTGACGGGTGAACATGGGTCTTGGTCTTGGGATCAAAGCCACGCTCCTGCAAGAGACCAATCACGTCCCCCGCTACGTTGTCTTCTCCCTTACCAAACGAGCACGTCACATCGTTCTTGATGATGTCATCAAGGTTGTTGTCACGCAGCCAGTTGAACGCCTGATCTTTGTTGGCGGCTGGAATGGATGCGGCAACAATCATTCTCCGCTCCACAGTCATGCCGTCTACGTCAAGACGTTCTAATCCCATCTCATCCATCAAGGCTGGGATGTTCTCCACCGAAAGCTTGTGCTTCTGTTGCTTCAAAGCTTTCAAGTGTGTCTCCGCATCCTCGATATCGTTCTCTACAGTGCGGAGGTTTCGGACCAGTTGGCTGAGTTGCTTTCCTGTTCCTGTGTCGACTCGACTAACCGCGTCAGCCTCATCGAATATGTCTTCAAATATATCGCTCATAAGTTTTTCCTCTTCAGGGTTGATTTGTGCGGTAGCCTCATGCTATCCGTACTGAAGACAATAGTGGAGGTATGTGATGACTGTCAACTACAATTTTAAACTTCCCCCGTTTAATCATCAGGTCGATGCTCTTGATTACGGCTGGGACCGCACAGAGTTTGGTCTCTTCATGGAAATGGGGACAGGCAAATCAAAAGTGCTGATCGATAACATGGGTATGTTGTACCAAGCAGGGGAGATAGACTTCGCTTTGGTCCTTGCTCCCAAAGGTGTGTACCGTAACTGGGTGGCCAAAGAAATCCCCGAGCACATGTCTGATGACGTGCCGCACCGTGTGATACGCTGGGTCAGTGGTCCTAACAAGAAGCAGAAGGAAGAGATGCGCTCGGTCCAAGATGATTTCGACGGGCTGACAATCTTTGTGATGAACGTCGAAGCGTTCTCCTCGCTCAAGGGTCAGACAGCCGGGGAGTGGATGGGTCGTGCGCTTGGTTCTAATGGTATGATAGCCATCGACGAATCAACTACGATCAAAAACCACAAGGCCAAGCGCACCAAATCTTTAT